TTAATGGGTGAGTCTTTTTGGTATATAGCTAGAGGTTCAAATACTGGCAAGCCAAGAGAATTATATTTATTGAGACCCGATTTAGTAGATGTAGTTATAGATAAGCAAGACCCTAGGGGATTAGTTAAAGGATATTTATTATCAAAGGGAAACGGAGAGAAGATTCCTTTTGACAAAGAAGAGATATTGCACTTTAAGTATCCGAATCCAATGAATCCATACAGAGGTATGGGAGCAATTGAAGCAGCTCAAATGTATATACAGACAGAGGAATTTGCTTCAGATTGGACTAAGAACTCCATATATAATGCAGGAAGACCATCGGGAATATTAGGGATTAAAGGAACAATAGACGAAGACCAATGGAAAACAGTTAAAAGAACATTCAAAGAAGAATATTCAGGAACAAAGAATGCAGGTAAAACTATGCTATTCAAAGATGTAGATGGACTTCATTATCAGAGATTAGGAATGGAATTAGGGGATATAGCACTCCCAGATATAAAGAATCTAACCAGAGATGACATTATGATAATGTTCAGAGTATCAAAAACAATGCTTGGTATAACTGATGATGTAAACAGAGCAAATGCAAGAGAAGCAAAATCAGTATTTATAGAGTATGTAATAAGACCTAAGGTAGATAGATTCATGGACCACATTAATGCATTTTTAGTAGAACCTACTTGGGGTGATACGGTTTATCTTTCATACAAGGATATGACCTCTGTTAATGAGAAGGATAAAATAGAGGAATACGATAAAGGACTGAATAAATGGTTAACTATAAATGATATAAGAAAAGAGAAAGGAGACACGCCACTTAAAGGGGGAGATTATATTTATATGCCAATAACGATGGTTGCAACAGTTGGGGATATACCAGAAGAAGAATCAACAGAACCAGAAGAACCATCTGCTCCACCTGCTCCTAGTGAACAACCAGAAGAGGAGCCAGTTGAGGAATCAGTAAAAGAGAATAAAAAGGAAACTACAGAGGAGATAAGAATAGGTCAAGGACAAGGCGAGATATTCAGACAATTACTATATAGAAATGTAAAAGTATGGGCAAGAAAATACAAAACAATTTTAAGAAAGGAGCTTAATCTTCAATTAGAACAGATATTAGAGAACAATACTGGTAAAGGTGTTAAAAAGAAAGATTTAGATAATTGGATTCCTAATGTAGCAGAGTTCAAAAAGAAACTAAGAGGAATACTGATACCTTTAGGCATAGACTTATTCCAAGAGCAATCCAGTATAGCTAGTGAATTAATAGGACTAGAAGACCCGATAGAATTAAACGAATCAATTAGAAAATATATAACAGACAGAACGGATAAGATGTTGGATACTCTTAATAAGAATATAGTTGATGATTTGAGTTCTACTATACAAGAGGGGATAGTAAATGGAGATAGCTTAACCGAGTTAAAGAAGAGAGTTAGAAAAGTATATAAGAATATAGAAGATACAAAAGCCGAATTGATATCTAGAACAGAAACTATTGCCATGAGTAATCAATCAGCACTTGAATCATACAGACAGAGCAGTATTGTAACTAAACAAGAGTGGAGAGCCAATCCAGGAGCTTGCGAGTTCTGCGAATCATTAAATGGTAAAACAGTTGGATTGTTTGAAAATTATGCAATGCAAGGGACTCAACTTCAAGCAGGAGATTCATTCTATAAAGTGGATTATGAAAATGTAGAACACCCACCTCTCCATCCGAATTGCGAGTGCACAATCCTGCCAGTTATTGAAGAATAAAAATCTGTGTGCTAATATTGTAGTATGAAAAAACAAACAATATACAAAATCTTTAATGCAAAAGTTAAAGACCTTGGAGAAGGAAAACTTGAAGCCATAGTATCTACTAATGATATTGACAGAAGTGGAGAAGTGGTAGATATTGAAGGGATAGACATCAAGAATTATGAGAATAATCCTGTTGTTATGTGGGCACACGATTATTCAATCCCCCCTATTGGGAAAACTCTTTCATTAACCAAAGAGAAGGTAGGAAAGAAAATGGTATTAAAAACAGTAATGGAATTTGCAACTGGTATATCTGACCTTGCGAGAGAAGTTTATAATCTTTACAAGGGAGGATTCATGAGTGCATTTTCTATTGGGTTTATTCCAGAGGAAATGGAAGAAAACACTTATACAAAGAGCGAATTATTGGAATATAGTGCAGTTCCAATTCCTGCCAATCCAAATGCCTTGTTACTTGCTAAGGCAAAAGGTATTGACACAGATATTTTAGATTGCTATATTAGAGGTATGAAAAATATAAAACAAATTTTAGAAAAGGAAGTTGGCGACTTGACCTTAAACGAAGTCGAAGTTCTCAAATCAAATGTATCTGAATTAACAGACGAGCAAAAAGAGAAGTTTGCTGAAGTTCTTGTTGAGAAAGACGCAGAAGGTGAGATTTTAACTAAGATGGAAGACAAACTAAACTCATTCAGAGATGAACTCAAGAAAGAGTTAGACCCAGTCAAAGTTAAAGATATCAAAGATGACGATAAAGAAATAAACAAAACAATAATTAGTGGGAAAGACCTATCCAAAGAAGAGAAATTCAAGATGTATGTAATTGGGCTTTCTAATGGTGACTTAACTGAATATAAAGCAGCAATGAATACTGCAGATGATAGTGCAGTCCTTCCTCCTGAAGAATTTATTGCTGAGGTTGAGAGAATAGAGGAAGAAGTTGGAGTAGCTAGACAGTATGCCACAGTAAAGAGAACAAGGGCAGCTACTTTAAGATTGATAATTGGTGATGATGATTTAGAGGTATTTGATACAGACGAAGGTGGTGTTAAACTTTCAACAAAGAATGGTTATACACCAATTGAGATACTATGGAGGAAATTTGCAGGTATCTTACCTATTACAGATGAGCTAGAAGAGGAATCTGCAGTAGACCTTTGGAATGACGCAGTAAATAGATTTGCTAGAGCATTCGCTAAGAAAGAAGATATGTTGGTATTTACCGAAGCTGTAAATGCAGGAAAGAAATATCATGGTATTATGAATATAGCAGGAACTAAGATAGTAACCATCAATGGAGATAGCGTAGAAGATTTGGACTTTGATGTATTATCTAAGATGATTTATGGTGTTCCTAGTGCTTCAGAGGCAAATGGTAGATTCTGGTTAAACAGAGAAATACTTGGAGTAATTCAGAGAATAAAAGACCTAGATGGAAGACCAATTTGGCAGAGAGCAATGGCAGATGGAACTCCAGCAACAATACTTGGTAAACCTTATACTCTAGTTGATATCTTACCAAATCTAGCAGCAGACGCTCCAGAAAAAGCAATGTTCGCCTTTGGAGATTTGAAATATGTAACACTTGGTGTAAGAACTGAGATGACTGTTAAAATCTTTGATTCTGGGACTGTAATGGACCCTGATGATGTTGAGGGATTAGAGCAATTGAATCTCTTAACCCAAGATATGAAAGCAATGAGAGCAGTAAAGAGAATGAATGCTAAAGTTCGATTCCCATCTGCATTCGCAGTTGCAAAGACATCTGCAGTAGTATCCTAAAGTATAGGAATAACTAGATAGACTTGAAGCTCCCTGTGTAATGCAGGGAGTTTTATTTTATGCTACAATATATTTATGATAAATCAATATATCAATCGTGCTATCTTGTCTATAAAACAAAGAATAAACAAGAAGCCAATTATTTCAAAGAAGAAAAAAAATGAGCAAATACACAAACAAGGCTAATATAGAAGCCTATTTAGATAGGAGTTTAACTCCCAGTGAGAATACTCTTCTAGATGGGTTTATAGAATATTTTTCTCAATTCATAAATTCATATACAAATAGAGTATGGAATGACCTAGATGGGAATGACCCAGCAGCTTCAAGTAAAATATATGATGGGGAAGGAACAAGAGAATTAAAATTAAACGATAGTGTCAAGGAAATTACAAAGGTTGAAATATTAGACCAGTCGGGAGAAGTTTATTTAACATTACTTCCTGATGATATCATTAACTATCCTCTGAACAGAGAGATTACAGAATCAATAGCATTGAGGAATTATATCTTTCCTAATAGG